TGCGCCAAATACCCGATTGCAATCATCGCGTTACGGTTCGTTGACAACAGATCGGTATCAAGCGGGATCGCACCGGGATATACGATGTTCCTGTCCATTACGATTCCTTCTAGATATGCTGGGTAGAGGACGCAGCAAAAAACACGCGCCTGGTCCCGTGTCAGGCCGCGAACAGCCTTAGTCTTGGATAGACGTCCAAGCGATAGAAGCGACCGGCAAAACGTCGGCAACCGCCGAATTAATGTCACTGTCGGTAATCTGGCCCTGAACCATCACTAGGCTGGCATATTCGATGGCGCCGGTACCATATCCGCCGGCCGGCCCGCACCATCCAGAAACAAGCGCTATGCCACTAGCCGACGGACGATAGGCGGTCACGAAGCATTGGAACGGTAACATCATGCTGCCCCAACCACCGGCAGTGCCGTAGCCGACACCGCCTAGGGCGTAGCCGCCGGTATCAGTGGTCCGCATTGGCTCGAAGATTTTCGGCGGACGTCCTGTCAGATCCTGGACCGCACTGATGATGGCCTGTCGTGTGCCATGCTCACGGAGCAAATTGTCCAGAATCAGCGACCGAAAGGCATCATCGCTCTGTCCTACACGACGCTGCAGCCGATTGCCAAAAAAGTCGTTAGCGATGATATCAAGCCAGACATCTGTCGCAGTAGCAATCCGGGTCTGGGCCTGAACGTACTGAAGCGCCGAGTAGAGCCAGGACCACGCCCACGCAAGCCCCGTTAGCGTACCATTCAGTACCGGGGTCGTATCGGGAAACCACCGTATAGGTAGCACTGCCTTTATACGGGCAAGCATATCGCATTGATCGCCCGTCATCTCAGCTCACCGTAATTTGGCCAACCTTGACCACACCATTGGTCACCGGTGTGATATCGGACGTGCCGCCATTCAGTTGTATCTGTGTAACATTGTTGATGGAGTTGGATATATCATAGGCGAGCTGGCTGATCCGACTTATCGGTAGTGTTGCGCCTATTGGCAGTCCATTGATGAAGCTCGTCAATGCCGAAGAAACCGAGCCGGAAAGCTGTGCGCTCGTCGCAGTTCCGCCCACCGTCAACGTCAGATTGACATTTACCGTGGTTACTACTGGCGGCTTTATTGCGAAGATCGAACCGATTGGGCGAACCGCATCGACGGCCGTCTGCACCGTATTCAGCAAGGTTGTCGATGGATATCCCGTACCGTCATCGACCGTGACAACGAAGCTTCCCATCTGCGGATTACCGCTGGCGTCCTGGTTCTCCTGAATAGCGTAGACGAGACCCTGCTGAATGCTGGTAACGGCATAACCGACTGCCAGCGGCGTAGCCCGCGATCGGCTGTCGATGTAGTTCTGAAAGCGGGCACGGAACGCAGCATCAGTCTCCGCGTCGAGCCCGTTGGTAAAAGCCGCTGCGTTCGTGACGGCATCGATGCCTGGGATCGCGGATGCAAGCAACGTGATCGCGCCAGCCTGGACGTTGCCGGCCGAACCAGCGACCTGATCTGCCACTGGTACCTCCATCGTTGCTGCGGTTGTTGTCATGACGTACCCGTTCTGGATCGAATTCCAGGCCGAATTTGTCGTGTCAGCCGTCACCGCGAATGTCTGCGTGCCGTCCGACGTGCGGACGAGCGCACCAACAGGCACCAGGGCCGTCCCGATAACCGTGAAACGGGTGAATGTGACGATCCCGGTCGCCGCCACGGCCGGGAGGCGAGTCAGCCCGAAATCCGCCATCCAGCTATCGAGATCGCTAGCCGCGCTGGTCGCAGCGCGTGTTGTCTGTAGTACTAAGAGAATCAGCCATTGGATCCAAAGCGCCACCGACGCGTTGGCCTCGAGAACAGCACGCAACGTGGAGCCGACGGTAAGGTCGAGCAGCTGCGTCGAAGCGGACTGCACCGCGGCCGCCATGTTTTGCATGAGCGTGGTAAAGTTTTGAAGCGAGAGCTGCATGCGTCATCCGTTGATTGCGAAGGACAGGACCTGGGTCTGGCTTGACGGTGCGTCGACGTAGCGAACCTGGACATACACGGTTCCGGTGCCACCACTCGGATCAAACTGCAGAGTGATATTAGGCTCCGGCGTACGTGCAACGGCCGCTTCTTTGAAGATTTGGCTTCGAATGACCGCCTGAATCTGGGCTGCGTTTGCCGGCTGTCCGATGAATGCTGCGAGGCCGGCGCCATAATCAACCTGCCATATATAGTCGCCAGGATTTGTCATTAGGCGGCGCAGAACACGCTGCTGGCCGAGCTGCGGCCCGCTGGCAAGCGCAAGATCGCCGGTCGGGCTGACCGAAAGATCGCTACCCCACTGATGCCACAAATCCACAGTGTCTAATCCGGTTCGCTGGTGGTCGATGTAGGACCACCTCGGGAGTCTGTGTGGATGTGCTGATCATAGTGTCCGCGTAGCGATGCGAGCGACCCGTGACTGTCATAGACATCGCCGGCTACATGCAGGTCGCCCGAGATTTGGACCGTACCGTCGTTCTGCAGCTTCAAGAAACTGCCAGATTGATGAACTAGCCACAGTTCGCCGGGGGGTGCCTGTGGTGCTGCTGCGGCGCTGCTGAAGGCGCGGCCTATAACGACGCCGTTCTCGGCGTCACCTTCCTGTGCAAGGACCAGTACCTGATCCCCGGGTGCGGGTGGGCAGCTCATGCCCCAACCCGCGCCAACCCAAGGCGACAGTAGGGGGAGCCATCCACTCAATACGGCCTCGGGCTGCAACATTACCCGGACCGTCGCGTTCACAGGATCTACTGAGGTGACGAGGCCGAAGCGGGGCTGAGCCTGGATCTGGTCGAGCCGTCCCGCCTCGCCCTTGACGGCATTGATGAAGCGGTCCATCGGCTTACCCTGTCACACTGCCTACGATGTCGGCGGGCGTTGTCGATAGCGTGCGCGGCGACGTGTTCTTGGCACGTATCCGTTGCACGAAACCGTGGTCCATCGACAAGTGTCTTTCTATTACGTCGATAAAGTATATCTGATCAAAATCTGTCTCGGTACCGACCAGCTGGATCGGCGTGCGCGGATCGAGCGTTAAATCACCCGGCATCGTCGCTTCCCACACTCGCTCGTGCTGCGCCAACTCTGCGGCCTTTTGTTGCGCGAGGTTCAGAGCATCGTTCATCGTCAAGTTTGGACGTACGAAGACATAGTGCTGAGGCGATCCCGTCTGGCTCCCGCCGCCACTCCCGGACAGATCGGCTTGCTGACCAGACGACCGAACAGTCTGCGTAAAGGCGTTCTGCTGCCGGCTGTTCCAGCTCTTTACGGTGACAATGATATCCCGCGCCAAGGTGAGTGATCGCTCGAGCCTAAGCTCCTGAAGATCGGCGGGCGTCACCGTGTACGGAATTGCCAGTAAGCCGGAAGTCGGTTGGAAATATAGCGATGTGCCACTGACAAAGACGTCGAAGCCTTCCTGGCCGGCGAGAAAGATCAGCAAGTCCCACTCGGTCATCGAACGACTGAACTGATTCAGTGCAATCCTGTCATGTTCGTTCTGGTAGTATCGGCCAACAGGGGTCTTCGTGGGCGTGACAACGGGCGTTAGATTATGGCGCTGCGCAAAGATCGTCGCGATCTCACTCGACGTACGGTTGGCAAAGGTCTCCTGGGTACGGTTTTCGATCATCGCCGCGGTCAGGTCGCGGCCCTCGATCTGCAGACTTCCCGTTAGAACGTCGATCACAACGGTGTCAACGAGGCCTTGGATGAGGCTGGTGAACGTCATGCCGCCATCGAGGCTGAACTGAACGTCCAATAGAATATCCGTCTGCGAAGACCAAAATGCAGCGTTGGCCCAGAGATCGATACCCAACGCTACTACGGCCGCGAAGCGATCGGCTGCATAATGGTTATTCGACGAAACCTGAGCCTGAACGGCGCCTTGGATGGGGCTGCCGTTGGCCAGCAGGCGTAGCCGCGGTGCCCGCCAAGCCGGCAGGTTGGTCAGGCCTACCACCGGCAAATCGGCGCTGGCTACCAGACCGATGGCGTCCCCGATAGCATCGCTCATCGCGTCATTGGGCGGCGATGCCGCCCCCAGCATTGGCGTCAATATCTGGGATCAACAGCGTGACAACGCCACTGAGCATTGGATCGTCGATCTCGTTAAGCTGCGCAATTCTGATCCACTGCGTGGCGTCGTTGAGTTGCTGGGCGGCTATCTGAAATAAGTTTCCACCAGCTACCGTAATCGTTTGCATCTTCAGGTGCTCGCATTTGCCAAGTTGGTCGTCGCTCGTCCGATATAGGCCTGCGCTACAGTAAGCTGGCTGAGCTGTTGCGCCGCGGTTACCGCGCTGGTAATGCCAGCGATCCCATCTTGGGCGCTGCCCGGAGAGGCGATCGCAGCCAAGGGCAGTGCTGATGCGACACCGTCAATGCTGACAGCCAGGCTCGACTGCGCACTAGCAAGGCCAGACTGTGCTTGGGTGTATGCGGCCGTGTCGCGCACGGTCGCTGACGGAACCGATAAAAGAGACTGCAGTGACGAAAGATCAACGCCGCCGGAAGACGCTTGACTCGTCGCGGTGCCGATATCGCCTAGGATCGTGGCGCTCAGAGATAGCGCGGCGTCGACCAGCGCGCTGGCCTCGTCGCGCAGCACGGTACAGGTGATCTTGAAAGGAATCCAGTTGCTAGTGGAATAATTGGCCTGAAACAGACGTATGACCACACTGTAAAAGAACACATCCCAGGTGAGCGGAAGCACCGTCCCGGAGACTCGCATTTCATCTAGCAAGCGCGCCCGTAGCGTCGCGTTGTTACCACAGAAAATGCCCGCGAAGCAGATATCGGCATCATCGCGACCGAGCGCATCAATTACGCGGACGCCGCCCGGCAGCCGATGGACCGCGAGACGCTGCATGCCGCCAAAGTTAATTCGGGACGGAACTTCGAAATCCTGGAACGTGACAGGTCCAAGAAGGAGCGTGGCGTTGGACATCGCTTACCTCTGCGGCAATACTGAGTTCGCAGCAGAATCGACGTGATCAGTCCTCTCCTTCCAGACAATCCGCACGGGGATTCGCACCAGGGAGCCGAGGGCTGAGAATTCCGGATGGGA